ACCTTCTTGATCTTCGCCTCGGCGCGGGCCCGGTCGAACGGCTCCTCCTCGGCGCCCTCCGCCTCCTGGGCGGCCACGGGCTCCTTCGGCTCCTCGACGGGCTCCACTTCCTGGGATTCTTCGGGCATAGCGATGTCGCCCTCCTGGGGCTGAGAAAGGCCACCTCCAGGGCGGCCAAGGGTGGGTCAGTGAGCAGCCGGCAGCGGGTTGCTGTCGTGCTCGGCGAGCGCCCGCCGAAACAGACGGAGCTGGTCGCCCGAGTGGCCCCGCGCGTACTCGCGGTACAGGCGGTCCCACTCAGCTGCATGCGGGGACAGCTCGAAGACTTGCCCCCGGAAGACCGGAATGATCGTGCACGAGCAGTTGTCGTGGAACTTCACGACCGACGCCTCGCCGGTGAAGCGCTCATCAGCCTCACGGCCGGCGGTCTGCGCGTTCTTGTAGACGGCACCCCTCAAGGCCATGAGCTTGCAGAAGGAGCAGGCCCCCAGGGCGGCGGCACGCGCATAGGCCACAGCGCCGCGATCCCGTTCCGTGGCCTGCCGCATCGTCGCCCGGCCCTGATCCGCGACCAGCTTCTGCACCACGGCCTCGGCCCGGCTCTGCGCCTGCGCGAGACGCACGTCGAACGACTCGTCCGCCTCAGCGCGCCACAGGTCCTTCACGGCCCAGCGGAGGCTTGCCTCCACCTGCTCGTCGGGCAGCAACCTGGACGGCTCGGCATCGAACCGGCCAGGCGCGTTGGCGTCGTCCCGCTGCCGGTTGTAGGAGTCCGCCGCCACCGTCGCCGATGCGGCGCCGTACTGGTCCACCAGCGCCCGCACCGCGGTCATCCACAGCGGCACCGTCTCCGGCAGACGAGCCGGGTCGATCAGACGGCGCAAACCCCGCAGATCCCGCACCAGCAGACGCGTCAGCGACGACTGCGCCGACCGCAGCCGGGCCGCGATCGGAGACCCGTCAGAGACCCTCGTCGCCATCAGCCGGCTCCTCCGACTCCGGCTCCGTGCCCGGCTGCGGAGTGACGGCCGCCAGCCGGGCCAGCAGCGCGTCCCCCTGAGCCCGGCGACGGTCCGACGCCACACGGCGCCGCTGGTCCTCCGTCAGGCCTGCCATCTCCAGCAGCACATCCGAGTCGGCCGGCACGATGCCCGCCTGCGCGAGCTTCACGGCCGCGTCCGTCTGCGCCGCCAGGGTCGGCGTCGCCGGGTTCCGCCACACCGTCTCGATACGGCGTGACCGGTCCGGCGGCTCGCCGTCCCGGAACCACAAGCCAAGACGCATCGCGTCCCGGTGCGTCGCACCGAACCGCCTGATGCGGCGTTCGGCTTTCTTCACCAGCATCGCCTCGGAGCTGCGGATCGCGTCCGCAGAAGCCGGGTTGTCGCTGGTGTAGCCGAGCATGTGCGGCGGCAGCCCGAGCTGGGTGGCCATGATTCGTGCGTACAAGTCAATGATCTTCGTCTGACCGGACGGGTCATGAGCCGTGAACTGGCCCACCGTCGGCACCTGGCCGTCCTCGTCCCGCTCCAACGCCAGCACGCGGCCGATGTACGTTTCCCACGCACTCTTGGCGTTCCCCTCAGCGTCCTGGAAGGCAGACTCGGAGGCACCCAAGATGTAGCGCTGCGGGGCCCCGAAGAACTCCGCAGCGACCTCCATGCCCATCAGCCTGCGGCAAGCGGCATCCGTGATCGACATGACCTCGGGCGTGATCTCGCTGTGCCCGACCCGGTCCGCAGTCCGCTGGCGGTTCGCCATCCGCAGCACCGGCGGCACACCCAGACGATGCCGATCTCGGTCGATGACCTCCCAGCCGCCGTTCACCTCGACCGCGAAAATGGTCTCGCCCGGCATGTAGAGGCTGATCAGGCGCTCGTCAGGCGCCAGCCCGAAGTCCCACTTGTCCAGCGACTCCCGCAGCGCGAACCGAGGCAGCCGCAGGCGCGCATCCCAGTCGAGCGTCATGTCCAGCGGCGACTCGAACGTGATCAGGGGCGGTGCATCCGGATCGTCCGCCGAGCCGACCGTGATGTACTCCCGGCCGTAGGTCAGGGCATCCAGATGCGCGAGGCTCGCCTCGTCGAACCAGTCGTTCGCCTCGGCGATCTCGTCCAGCTCCGACCCGTCCGACCCGTCAGCCCAGCGGAACGCCTCCAGGTCGAGACGCTGCTCCAGCGCCTCCACACCGATCCGCGGCCAGCCGATGACCGTATGCAGCCCCTTCAGCTGCGGCGGGATGCTGATGCCCAAGTCACGCACCAGCTGCTCGCCGTTGAAATAGGCGTCCAGCAACTCCAGCTTGAGCCGCTGAGACATCAGATCCGACCGCAGCATCGTCAGGATCTGCTTCTCGTCATCCGACAGCCCGATCAGAGGAAGCGTGGGAGTCGTCACCGCAGCACCACCACCCGTCCCTTGCCGCGCGCACTGGAGCGCTTCGCCCAGACCGTCGAGTTCATGACCACGCGACGCAGCATCCGCGCACCGATCGCGCACACCGCCAAGTCAACCTTCCGGGCCGACTCCCGATGCTCCTTGCCGATCGTGTAGCCCCACGCATTCGTGCGGCGCCGCGCGTTGCCGATGTGCTGCTTCAGGACCTTGTGCCCGTCGTGCGTCAGCTGTCGCTCCAGCACATCCCGGTAGAAGCGGTCCACAGCCTCCGTGAACACCTGCTGCCGTCGCCGGTCGCCCATGTCCCACATCACCGCGTGCCGGTTCGCGCCGCCGCTCACCGCCTTCAGCTTCAGCCGCTTCCCGTACCGCTGCGCCCACGCGTCGACGTAGCCGTCCCAGTAGCGCTCCCCGTCCGCGTCGTCGTAGCCGGCCCCCGGGTCAGCGAAGAACGCGAGCGGCCGATAGTCGGCGAACACCTGGTCCACCACCCCGTCGACCTGATCCCGCGGCACTCTCCACGGCGTACCGTCAGGCCAGTTCGCCGGCTTCTGCCACACGCCGAACGTCACCAGATGCCCGTCCGACATACGGCAGCCCACCAGCCCAGTCGCGTCGTCCGACTTGGAGCCGTCGAAGAACAGCACCAGCTCGTCGCCAGGCTGCAGCTCGATCCACTCGTGCAGGCAGGCGTTCCACTCGTAGGGCGCCAAGTAGGCGTCCTCCGCTGCGGTGATCTGGTTGAACCAGAAGCGGCGCGACCTCGAAGGCGGATTTCGGACGTCCAGGATCGACGCCTTCAGCCGCTCGATGTCCAGCCACGTCGAATCGCCGCGGACCGCCCGCAGCGTCGGCTCGATCCACGCCTCCGTCAGCTTCGCCTCAGCCGGAGCCTCCAGGCTGTCGTAGAACAGGCCCACGTCCGCCACCCGGCCGGCATCCGCCGACTCGAAGGCCTCCCGCGTCCGCTCCGCCACCGAGTCCTCGCCCGGCTCGAAGGCATTCGTGTTCGCCAACGTCCTCGAGGCGCCGTCCGCCGACTTGGTGGCGTTCCGCTCGATCACGGCCGCCATCTCGTGGCCCTGGTTCGACTCCAGCCAGTGGTGCGTCTCTCCAAGCGACACGAACGTGGGCCGGCCGCCCTCGAGCGCACGGGGCGAGCTCGTCACCGCCTCGATCCGAGCCCGGCCCTTGTCGGCGTAGATGATCTCCTTGCCGAGATCGATCCGGAACTCCTCGATCGCCCGCTTCGACAGGATCGACGGGAACAACGTCATCGTGTTCCGTGTCTGATCCTGCGACACCGCGGCGATCTGCACCCAGGCCGCCGGATGCTGCACGCCCAGCGGCTGGCCCGGCGGGACGCCCCACTCATTGCCCTCTTCCGCGACCCCGCCGAACCGGCACGGGCCCACGAACTCGAACGCCGAGTACGTCGCTACCAGCGGGTCCTTGCCGTGCCCCTTCATGCGCTGGATCACGCCGTCCCGCCACAGGAACCGGTTCGTCACCGGGTCCATCGCGTACCACCACAGCGTCAGGCGAGCCTGCTCGGGCGTGTACCGCCACGGCGCCCCGACATAGTGCTGGAGGTAGGTCGCCGTCCACGCCAGTGCATGCCAGCCCAGCGTGTACTCCGGCAGCAGGAAACGACCATCCGGGCCACGCTTCCACGTCGGCCCCAGAGTGAACGGCTCGACGACGTCGGGGACCTGCCCCTCAGCCGCCTGCGAGGTCACGGTAAGCGTCCAGCGGACTCACCGACGCCAGCTTCGGACCAGACGGCTTCCGCTCCAGCTCCATACGAGCCCGGCGCCGGTCGCCCTCCGTCGTCAGCAGAGACGTCATCACCGAGTTCAGCGCAGCCACGTACTGGCCGTTCGGCGGCCGGTCCGACGACAAGCCGCGAGACATCAACTCAGCCGCATAGCGGGCCATCGCCCAGTCCGACGGTTCATAGAACGCGGCCTGCCCCGACTCGCGCAGCGACAGATACCAGTCCGTCGCAATCGCGTGCCAGTTGGGATCCGGTTCGGGGAGCTCGGGGAGATCCTCCGGCGGTCCTGCCGGCGCCTGCTTCAGCTCGGGCCCGTCGCCCTTGTTCCGGCGACGGCGCTCCTCACTGCGCTTCGGGATCGGTCCGTGTGCGCCCATGACGACCTCCAGGGTCAAGGCACGCCGCCAGGGCGCGCAGGGGCGGGAAACAAGCCCCGCCCGAAGCGCCACCAGGGCGTCAGACCAGCGAGGCAATCACGCCGGCCGCATCAGGCAGCTCGGCAAGCTCAAGGGGCGTGCCAGAAACACGGTCGCCCACGATCATGTAGCGGCGGTCGGAATACACCTCAACCGCCTTCTCGCCGCGGCGGATCCGGCGCCCGGCAGGCACCTCGCCGCGGAACCACAGATGCAGGCCCGTACCGGACCGGCCGCGCTCCATGTACGTCGTCGGCAGCCGGTCGACGATCTCCTGCGCCCACGGCGCCACCCGGCCGTCCACGACCGCGTGGTCCAGGTCGACGACCACGATCCGGTCCGAAGCCGTCAGCACGAAGCCGACACCCTCCCCGACCGTGGCCGCGTCGGCGGCCGCGAAGTCCGACCAGGACGACGGATCGTCCACCGCGGCGAAGCGGCCGTCCGTTCGCAGCGGCACCTTCCGCGACGAGTACCGCACCCACCGGGGGCGCGAGGTCAGTTCGGCCGGCACCCTGGCCGCCTGCTCGGCGGCGACCCGCTGCCGCTCGGCGGCGACCCTGACCCGGTACGCCGCCTGCCGGCACGGCGAGCTGCAGAACCGGGCGTCGGACCGAGCCATCAGCGGCATCGGACCTGAGCAGCGGTCGCACTCGAGGCGGCATGCGGTCATCGTCATGAGACCAGTCTAGCGCTCTGCGTTACGGCTACACCTAGTTCGACCTGCACTGTTACCCTCTCGTGACCGATCGGGGGTTGAGGTCTCACAGAGCCGGCGTCGCATCGCCGCAGGTCAGCGGCCTAGGGAACCCGTACAGG